GAGTCGGAGGGCGCTGCTGGAGCAGAAAGCCACCATCTTGGCGCGGCGCGGCGACATCATCCGCCTGGCAGAGGAGATCGCGGGGGCGCCGTGCTGGAGGTTCTATCACGACCATCGCCGCCTTTTCGTACACTCAATTGGGGCCACGGTATTCGATCGCGGTACCCTTCAAGACGGCCGGCTAAGTGTGACCGAGCAGGTTCGCGACCATCGCGCCGAGCAAGAGATCGAAGCGAAGACCGGCAAGAAGCCAGCACCGAAATTCACGACCATCGAGAAGCCGTTTGGCGTGCTCGAAGGCCTGCGGTTCTTTCAACTGGGGCCATATCCGGGAAAGGAGATCGAGGATCTCACCAAGCGGCTGATCAACACGATCTATGTCCTCGGGAACGACGAGGCCAAGTCGAGCCAGGCGCTCAAGGACATCTTTCGCGGGCTGTCCGTTCTTACCGAGCAGATTGAAGCCGAGGCATGCGACTGCGACGAGGTAGCGCGCGCTCTCTCTTTCGATAACCTGTCCCTGGTTGCGCGCTGGCTGTCCAAAAAGGAGCACGCACTTTACTCGATACGGCCTGATCAGATCTTCGGCGGCAACGCCCTCCTTCGACACGACGCTGCTGGCAACACCGTCCATCGGGCTGTCGGCGATCAGCGGGTGGCGATCTTCTTCAGGATGCCAAGCGAGTTTCCACCATCAGTGGTCGGCTTTGCCGAGCAGCTCACGGCCCTCTTGAAGGCTTGAACCGAAAGGCGCCGGGGGCTTTCCTTCCGGCGCCAAATAGGAGCATAAGGGCATTCTCCCACACCGCTCGTCCCCGGCCTCACGGTTCATCACCAGTGGGGTCTTCATGCTTCGATCCGAACCTGCCCGGGTTCTCAAGTCGCCCTTCCGTCTGTCACCTGACGAGCGCTGGTACATCGTGCGCACCGCACCCCGCGCGGAGCGCCGTGCCGCGGACGAGCTGCAGCAACTCGGCCTCCGTGTGTATGTGCCCAAGCGCCTCTTCCGGCCGGCGTCGAGGCGCAAGACCAATCCGAAGCCGAGGCGCGCTCCGCTGCTCGTTGGTTACGTGCTGGTCAAGTTCCCGCCGCGGCTGATCGACCAGCGCCGCCAACCGTTGTTCGGGATCATCAATCGGTGTCGGCATGTCCCGGGTCCCTATGTCACCTACCTCGACGGTCGAGGTGACCAGGTCCCGATGCCGTTGAGCTCGGACGATATCGACCGCCTGAGGGAGCGACGGCAGGGCAACGAATTCAACGAGATCAAGCTGGCGGAATCGGTGCGAGCGGAAAGGCTGGCCAAGCTTCGAGCGGCGATGAAGGACGGGTCGCGCGTGCTGCTTGTCGCCGGCCTCTACACGGGACACATCGCCACGCTCGCGCGCATCAACGACGATTTCAGCGCCGACATCACCATCCACCTCATCGGCCGAGACACGAAGCTGCATGTGGACGACGCGACGCTGCAGATCGAACCGCTTGTCAAATCGAAGAAAGGGGCCTAAGTCTCAAGGATTGGTTCCGTCCTGTGCCCTTGATGGCCTCAGCAGCGTGGTTCGCCACCGGGGACGCCCAGCCGACACACAATGATCGGCGTTTGCTTCGCACGTCCAAAATTCCCGGCGCCAGGACTCCACCGGCGCTGATTTGTGTCAACCGATAGCGTTCTTGCCCCCAAGCCGCCCCGCGATCAGGGCTTCGGCTTCCTCGATGAGTTCACGCAACTCGGGCCCGATCGCCTCCGGGAATTGACCGTCCACGGCGAGGCGTAGGGTAGCCGCCATCGCCGCTTTTTCGTGGACCGGTCTAATCGGGTTCTGCCCATTCTCGATCGCCTGGTAGGTTCGGAATGGCAGACCCATGGCCTCCGCCATGGTGCCCTGGCTTGCGTCTAGCGCGTTACGCAATCTGACCAGATCGTCGCGATCCATTGAACCTTCTCCGGGTTTTCGCTATCTTTGCTGGGAACCGGGCGATGCTGTGAACACCGCCCGGCCCCCGGTTACCGGCTAGTCGAGATTGTCAGTCTCCACTTGCCGATCCGGACTGTGAAGGTGAGCTTGAAGCTCATGGTGTCCTCCAGTCCGTTGTGCCGAAGCGGGATTGCTTCGACACGTTCAATGTGACACAGACACATATTATGTGCAAGCGAATAGCACATAATATGTGTGATATTTTTGGGGCCATCCGCTGTGATCGGGTGGCCTTCGTTTTGGATCGTGGTTCTAATTCACGACGCCTCGGCGTGGTGGGTAGCGGAGAGCGATGCAGCGCATCGCACCCCATGGCGTCATCGCCGGGGCTGCCGGCGCCTGGCAACAGAAGTCCGGACTACTTTTCGATGGCACGCATGAGCCACACAGAGTGCCGCTGGGCGAAGCGACCAACCGACAGCAAGTAGGCCGCGATGTTGAACCGCAGGTGCCCCTCAATGAGTACGAGGCCTTGTGGCAGGTCAGCCGTCTCGTCGATAGGTGATCGGTTGTCGAGAACGATGGGGCGGATCGGCCACGTACCGGAAGCCGCCATCGAGGCGGGGAGGTAGAGACCCGGCATGTTTACAATGAGATCGCGACCTTTCGCGACACAACCGGCGTGAAGTGGGTCGTAGCCATCCCATTCGGACCGCACGTCGAGGAGATGGCTCGGCGCCATGTGCGTATCGCTGAACGAGTACCTTGCCGACGTCAGGTGGCCATAAGGCGAGTGCCCCCAGTGCTCCCATAGCCAATGCTGAGCAGCATCAGGCGGCACGTTAGGGAAGCCCCGCTTACCTACCCGAGACCACCAATCAACGAATGGCTCGGTCTGCGGACCGTCCTTCAACGGTCGTAGCGCAGCGGGATAGTTGTCCATGGAGGCAGCCTATGCCCAGCAAGCCACCATCCGCAACCGGCACCCGCCAGCAGCATCGTCGAGCCGCCGATCATCGTCGTCGCGCCAATCGCCCTTGGCGCAGGCTCTATGGCACAGCCCGATGGCAGCGCACCGCCCAGCACCAGCTCACAATTGAGCCGCTGTGCGCGACCTGCCTCGCCGCCGGTCGGGTCACACCAGCAACCGTGTGTGACCACGTAGACCCAGAGAGCAAGCGCACGGTCGAGGGCTTCTTCGATGGCCCATTCCAATCACTGTGCGACCAGTACCCATGGCGCTGCCACAGTAGCGTCAAGCAATTGGCTGAGAGGGCGAGGACATCGAGCCCATCGTATCGGTTGTAGCAATAACCCGCCGGTCGCGCGCAGCAGCAATCGCGCGCGCCTCGATCGAACTCAGCATGAGTATGACCAGTACGGTGAAGTTGTTTCTGGGGGTGTCACCCACTGACTGAAGGGCACGGGGAGCAATTTCTAGCATCCTGTTTCTGAGCAGATCGGCGAACCTGTCGTCAGACAAGCTGGTACTCAGCTGGTGGGCGAATGCGTTTCGTATCTTGCGCAGGTCACCGAGCACGTGACGCTCTCGCTCCGTCAGCAGGCCCAACGCATGTGCCATTGAGATGCGCGAGGACAGGCTGCTCAGTGGTGAGGATGGCCCGTCGAAGAAGTCGCGCTGCTCCACACCTTCGACCATGAAGGCCATAAGCAAGCGCCGGAGAAGTTCTTCGGCCATTGAGGAGGCGACGAGGACAAGGCCGCGCTCGCTGCCCCGTTCCTGCTCTGCATTGAACTCATCGATGAAGTGGCTGCCCGGCATTGGCGAATGATGAGGGGTAGCCCCCTCCAAAGTCTAGAGGGCACGGGGGCTAGACCGCCGGGGGGCCAAATTTTCGCGCGGAAGAATTGTAATTTCGGGAAAAGTTGAGACCAGATGCGCACCGGACCGAAGGGGCTGTCACCCGAGCAGAAGGCTCAGCGAGGCGAGAATCGCCCATCCCAGGCGGTGGTTTCTATCTTCCCGGACCACGCCAGCAGGCCGGATCCAGACGTCATTGCGCCGCCGACCGGGATGACCGCCGCGGCCAAGAAGATATGGAACGTCAAGGTCGACCGATACCGGCAGCGCGGCCAGAAAATCCAAGGCTTTGAGGACTCTCTGCGCCAGTATTGCGAGCTGGAAGCAATGCTGAACAAGGCCTTCAAGAAGGAGGACGCCAACATGGCGATGGTCAACGCGCATCGTTACTGGGCAGCCGAATTCTTCGACACCCCGTCGGCGCAAAAGGTGCCTGTTTATGGCAAGCAGAAGGACAGCAACGCCTTCACCAACAACGGCCGGCGCCCTGCCGCCGGGTGAGCATGCGCGGGACTATGCCGGCATCGCGCTGCGGTACGCAGAGGACGTTGTGCGCGGCAAGCTGGTGGCATGCAGGTGGGTCACTGCCGCGTGCCAGCGCCACCTGGACGACCTGAAGCGCCCGAAGTGGGCATATCACTTCGACCGCTGGCACGGCGACGACGTCTGCGACTTCATCGAGAAGCTGCCGCACGTTGAAGGTGACTGGGAAACCAGCAATCTTACTCTGGAGCCGCCGCAGATCTTCATCCTTGTGGTCGTCTTCGGATGGCGCAAGGCGGACGGTCGCCGGCGCTTTACGACGGTGTACATCGAGATGGCGCGCAAAGGCGCCAAGTCTACCCTGACGGCGGGAGTGTCGCTCTACTGCCTTACTTGTGAGGGTGAGGCGGGCCCGCAGATCATCATCGGCGCCACCACGGGCGAGCAGGCCGGCAAGGTGTTCAACCCGGTTCGGAGAATGGTCGGCATGACGCCGGCGCTGCGGTCGGCATTCGAACTCGAGGCGTTCACCCGCGCTGTAACCTGCGCACAGAACGGCGGGTTCATCCAGCCGATCAACGCAAAGGGCAAGACCCAGGACGGGTGGAACCCGCACGTCGGGATCCTCGACGAGCTGCACGCTCACCAGGACCGTGCTCTGTTTGACGTGATCAAGTCAGCCTTTGGCGCGCGAAAGAATCCGCTGCTGTGGATGATCACCACGGCGGGCTTTAATACCAACGGCGTCTGCTACGAGCAGCGCAGCGTCGCGATCAAAATGCTCGAGGGCATAGTCGACCTCGACCACCTGTTCGCGGTTATCTTCACCCTCGACGAGGCGGTGCTAGACCAAGACGGCACGGTTTTGGTACCCGCCGACGACCCCTTCGACGAGAAGGTGTGGGTCAAGGCGAACCCGATGCTCGGGATCACGCCGACGATAGACAAGATGCGCAGCGACGCGGCTGACGCAAAGCTTTCTCCCCACGAGGAAGGCAACTTCAAGACCAAGAACCTCAACATCTGGCTCAACGCGGCGACGCGCTGGCTGAATATGATCCGCTGGGGCCAGTGTGCCGCGGCGGTATCGTGGGACGACTTCGAAGGCCTCGACTGTTTCATCGGCGGCGACCTCGCCGACAAGGACGATATCACCGCACTGGTGCTGGCCGCCTTCCGCGAGGACGGGCAACTGATTTTCAAGCCGCGGTTCTGGCTGCCGTCGGCGGTGCTGGACGATCCGACCCATGCCGAGGGCAAAGGCCCGGCGCCTTATCGAACCTGGGCAGCGCAGGGACACCTGACGCTCACCGACGGTGACTGGGTCGATCACAACAAGGTCGAGGACCAGGCCGTCGAGTGGATCGAGCGGTTCGGCGTGAGGAAGATCACCTTCGACCAGTTCGCCGCGGCGCAGGCCATGGCGAGCCGGCTGAACGAGAACTATGGCAATGGCACCGACCCGCTGGCGGTGATCCTGAGCAAGAACGCGCGCAACGTCACGGACCCCGCCAAGGAACTCGAGGCCCGGGTCAAAGGCGGACCGCGCCGGCTGGCTCACGACGGCAACCCGGTGATGACCTGGATGGCCTCGAACTGCGTCGTGGAGCGGCGCGTCGATGGCACCATCCTGCCCAAGAAGGAAAAAGAGATGAGCCCGAACAAGATCGACGGCGTCGACGCGCTCATCAACGCCATCCATCCCGCCGTGGCCATGTCCGACGACATGGGACCGAGCGTCTATGAAGAGCGCGGCATCATCGAGCTGGAGATTCAGGACCTATGAAATCGATCGACGCTCGTGACATCGTCGCTGCGGTCGGCGGCCTCATCACCGTGGGCGGCCTGTGGATGATCTATCCGCCGTTGGCGGTAGTGATCTTCGGTCTGCTGATCGTCGCCGGCGCGCTCATTGGAGCCCGCGGCTAAGGTGGGTTTTCTCGCCAACATGTTCTCGCCGCGCTACGCCGACGGCGGCTCGATATCGGGCGATGGCAGCGGCTGGCTGGTCCGCATGATCGGTGGCGGCAAGACCAAGTCGGGCGTCGCGGTCAACGAATACAGCGCGCTGCAGCTGCCGGTGGTGTGGGCGTGCGTCAACCGCATCGCCAACCCGATTTCGCGCTTCCCGCTCGTGATCTTCCGCAAGCTGGACGATGGAAGTCGGCGGCCGGCGTCGAGCAGCGAGCACCCCATGGCGGGGTCGCTCGGCGTGCGCCCGAACGAGCATATGAGCTCGCGAACGCTGCGCAAGACAACGCAGGGTCACGCGTTGCTGTGGGGGAACGGCTACGTCCACGTCGAGCGGAACCGCGCTGGCCAGGGCGTCGGCCTCTACCCCCTGTTGCCAGATCGCACGAAGCCGGTCCGGGAGGACGGCGAGTATGCATTCCGCAGCACGATCGACGGCCGGTCCTACAAATTCCGGCACGAGGACGTCCTCCACATCATGGACCAGAGCCAGGATGGCTTCGTGGGCATTTCGCAGATCGCGATGGCTCGCCAGGCGGTCGGCATGGGTCTCGCGATGGAGGAGTTCGGGGCGAAGTTCTTCGCCAACGACGCAAAGAGCGGCGGCTTCCTCATGCATCCCGGCCGCCTCGGTCCGCAGGCCCACAAGAATATCCGCGGCGAGGGCGGCGAGAAGAAAGCGGCGCCCGAAAGCCCGGCAGCGTCACTCGAAGCCCAGGGCGGACTGGAGAATGCTCACAAGGTGAAGGTGCTCGAGGAGGGGATGAAGTTCATCTCCACCACGATCCCGCCGGAGGATGCTCAGTTCCTCGGCAGCCGCGAATTCCAGATCGCCGAAATCGCCCGCATCTACGACGTCCCGCTGGTGCTGCTGCAGAGCCACGAGAAGAGCACGTCGTGGGGATCGGGCATCGAGCAGCTGATGATCGGCTTCGTGACCCAGACGATCGACCCTTGGGTCAATGCGTGGGAGCAGGAACTCAACTGGAAATTGTTCACGGACGAGGAGCGCGATCGCGGGCTCTACGTGAAGTTCAACATGAACGCGCTGCTGCGCGGCGACATGAAGACGCGCGCTGAATATTACAAGGCCCTGTTCGGCGTCGCCGGGCTCAGCCCCAACCGCATCCTTGGCCTCGAAGACGAGGACGGCATCGGCCCGATGGGCGACCACTACTTCGTTCCGGCCAACTACGTGACCCTCGAGCGCGCGACAGATCCCGACTACCAGCCCAGCGGCACGCCAACCACTCGGGAGCCGGAGCCTGAAGAGGCTGAAGAACCCAGCGAGCCGGCGACCGAGTCCGAAGAGGAACCAGCATGAAATATGCGCACATCATCGCGGCCGTGACCGAGGAGTGCTGGGCCATCCGCGAGGACAAGCTGCTCGCCATCCTCGAATTCCTGTCGCTGCAGGCGAACGGCGTCAAATTCTCGGCCGAGGAAATCGCGGCAAGGATCGCCCCGCAGACCGCCGCGGCCGTCGCTCGTCGCGAGGGATCGGTCGCGATCTTGCCCTTGCGCGGCGTCATCGCCAACCGCGCCACCATGTTCGACGAATTCTCCGGCGGGACGAGCTGCGAGGCCTTTGGGAAGGTGTTTCAGGCGGCGGTGCGCGACGAGGGCGTGAAGGCCATCATCCTCGATGTGGACTCACCGGGCGGCATGGTCAGCGGTTCCGACGAACTGTCGTCGATGATCTACGCCGCCCGCGGGACGAAGCCTCTTGTTGCGCATGTGAACGCCAACATGGCGAGCGCGGCATACTGGATCGGCAGCGCATGCGACGAAATCGTGGTGACGCCATCGGGAGCCGTCGGCTCGATCGGCGTCATCGGCATCCGCGATGATATCAGCAAGGCGATGGAGATCGCGGGCCTCAAGAAGAACCTGATCAAGGCCGGCAAGTTCAAGACCGATGGCTATCCATTCGAGCCCATGGGCGACGACGAGCGCGCCCGCTATCAGGCCAAGGTCGACGCGCGCTACGAAATGTTCCTCGGCGCCATCGCGCGGAATCGCGGCGTGAGCATCGACGCGGTGCGCACCGGCTTCGGCGAAGGCGACATGGTCGACGCTCAGCCGGCGGTCGCCGCGGGCATGGCTGACCGCGTCGCGACGCTCGAGGAGACCGTCAAGCGCTTCGGCGCCACCACTTACCAGCCCGCACCCGCTGCGCGATCGAGCCGCGCCGCTCACGTCCATCGCGCCCAGCTGCGCGAGCAGATCGCTCACTAAGCTTCCCTTCCCGCTCAGGCGGTGAAGTCCCCGTGGGTGCGCCGGCACCCGCGGCGACCCTTGTCATTCCGGCACTCCGAAAAGGAAACGAGCCATGTCGCTCAAAGAACTGCGCGCCAAGCGCGCGAAGCTTGTCGCTCAGATGGGTGACATCATCGGCAAGGCCGAGAAGGAGGACCGCGATCTCACTGCTGAGGAGCAGACCGCCTTCGACGCGCTCAAGGCCGAGAACGACGCCCTGACGCCTCGCATCGAGCGCGCCGAAGGCGTCGAGGGCATGCAGGCGAACCTCGCCGAAATCATTCCCTCGCCGGCCCGTGCGACCGGCATCCAGCCTCCGCGCGCGGGCGGCCCGGAGGCTTCTCGCGAGTTCGAGAACACCGGCGAATTCCTCCACGCGGTGCGCTTCCGTCCCAACGACCAGCGCCTCACTTTCGTCGAGGGTGTCGGCGCCCAGGTCGACGAGAACGGCTTCGTCGCCGAACAGCGCATGGACAATGATGCCGGCGGCGGCTTCATGGTGCCGACGCAGCTGCGCTCGACCATCATGAGCGTGCGCCCGCAAGACGCACTGGTGCGTCCCCGCGCCTCCGTGATCCCGGCCGGCTCGCCGCCTGACGCGGCGATCAGCATGCCCGCTCTGGACCAGACGGGCCAGAACCCGGGCAACATGTTCGGCGGCATGACCTTCAACTGGATCGAGGAAGGTGGGGAGAAGCCCGAGACCGACGCCGAAGGCCGCAGCATCACGCTGACCCCGCACGAAATTGCGGGCTTCGTGACGGTCACCGACAAGTTGCTCCGTAACTGGGCGGCCTCGGCGGCCTTCCTGGAAGGGCTGATGCGGGGCGGTGTGTCGGCGGCCGAGGACTACGCGTTCCTGCGCGGCACCGGCAACGGCCAGCCGCTCGGCGCCCTCAACGCCCCCGCGACCAAGTACGTCAACCGGGCTAACGCCAACACGGTCACCTATCCCGACCTGCTGAACATGGTCGCAGTGCTGTTGATGCGCGGCGGCACCCCTGTGTGGTCCATGCCGCAGTCGGCGCTGCCCAAGATCGCCACGATGGTCGATCCCGAGGGCCACTACATCTGGCAGGCGGGTGCGGTCGATGGCTTCGCCGGCACGCTGCTCGGTTATCCGGTCCGCTGGAACAACCGCGCTCCGGCCCTTGGTTCGAAGGGCGACATCCTGCTGGCCGACTGGTCCTACTATCTCATCAAGGATGGGTCGGGCCCCTTCGTCGCCGCCTCGGAGCACGTCAAGTTCACCTCCAACAAGACGGTCATCAAGATCTTCTGGAACGTGGACGGCGCGCCCTGGCTCAACGCTCCGATCAAGGAAGAGAACGGCTACGAGGTCTCGCCCTTCATCGGTCTGGACGTCCCGGCGTAATCGCGCGGCGCGGCCCGTCCCGCGCCGGCTTCTCCCCTCTCAACCATGAACCTCTGAAAGGAGGATCGCCATGCGCGACCTCGCCAGTGGGCTCAGCCTTGCTGTGCTCCTCGCTTCGGCCACCTATGCGGCCGATAACACTCCCGTCGCTCTCGACATCTCTGGCTCCGAAGGTGTCGTCATCGCCCTCGAAATCGGCGTCGGCGGCATCACCTTCACGGGCTCGAACAAGATCGAGTTCAAGCTCACCCATTCCGATGACGGCGTCACCTACAGCGACGTCGACCAGGATGACGTTCGCGGCGTCACCGTGGCGGCCGGCGGCATCATCAAGTCGCTGATCGCTGCGCACGCTGCGGCCGATGTGACCAAGATCGGCTACCACGGCGGCAAGAAGTACCTGAAGCTTCTCGCCGATTTCTCCGGCACCCACGGCTCGGGCACCCCGATCTCCGCTTTGGTGATCAAGGGTTTCTCGCGCTATTCGCCGGCCGCGTAACGGAGGACCGGGAACATGGCCAACAAAGACCTGACCGTCCTCGCCGAGTGCGTGGACATCCGC